GTCTACAATATATGTTGTTTTACTCTCATTCTTTTTCTTGCCTTGTATGAATGTTTCCATATAGGATTGTTCAGTTCTTTTAGAAGATGCAAGAATGAGCAGAGTAGGATTATACTCTCCGTGCATAAAACGAGATTGCATACGAGCACTAGCAGCACTAACTAGTTCTTTTGCTTTCTTCTTCTGCATTTCTACATCTTGTGTAGGAACGAAAGAAATCTCATCGCAGAAGCAAGCAAATACTGCACGACCTAGAATGTGTCTTGGTAATGAACCATATAATAAATCAATTCCTTCAGGCGGAACCCAAACAATGTTTGTATTTCCGGAAACTGCACCCCGTTTCATAAACCAAGGTGAATTCTGTAGTAACTCTTGACACTTCTGCCAACCAACACCTGCTGCCGCATCCATTGTTATATTGATAAATGCAAACGTAATTTTATCAATTGGCTGTAACCCGTAGTGTAAGTAAGGGTCTTTCAAACACATCATTCTGTATAATTGATAAAGCATACACAGAACAGCTACAAAAGACTTACCAATACCAATTGAACCTGTTAAAGCAAGTGTATTGTAACTTGTGTCTACATTGTTTGGAAAAATTTTTTTAAGTGTTTCTACCCAGTAAGGATATACTGTTTTCTTTCCTTCTGAGTTTATAAGACTCTTGCCTAAGTATTCTTCATCATATAGAAATGTTTCTATATCAACAGGTATTTCTGCGTAATCTTGATAGATTAAATCTTTATAGACTTCAGAAGATCCAGATTGAGAATACTGTTGCAATATCTGTATTGCTAGTTGTTTTTCTTCCTCTGAAAGATTGTTTAATTCTTTTTGTATGACTGAGTAATCTATATTTAGTGTGTCAGGCAAAGTCTGCTCACTTCCTTTGTATATTACCACACTCTGTCGCTATAATCATCCTCAATTACATAAAAATCTTTTCTATTGGTAACTGTTTTTAATACAAGATTATTATCCTTGTCAAGTACTTGTACTCTTATTTGATATTTATACTGACCGGGACGAATTGACATTGTGTCACTAGGAGTTAATCTAACAATAATGTTACCGTTTTTATCAACATTGTCATTTCCTGTTGTAACTTCGGATTCATATTCATCAACTATTTCAGTAATAATTTCTCCGTCTGTCTTGAATGTTTTTCTTAATACAAATTCATAGTTGATAGAATTAGGAAGAAAAATATAGAAAAACAGCATACAACCGTCATCTTGTTCAAAGTGGTATGCTGTTGTTTCATTATCAACATAAACGGGGAATGTATAGCTGAAATCGTCGCCTCTACTTAAATAGATATTTTTGTGTTGGTCAACTCTATACATTCTAAATACTTCCTTTATTCTTCTTCAGGGATGAACAGTACACACTGGAAAGCATGAGCCTTATTTCTCATACTACCAGGACCTAATTTATACTGAAGGTTATATTCTTTAGCAACATTAACTGCATTCTGTAGTTTATCTCTGCTATCGGAATAAACAACAATATTCCCATTTACATCAGTTGAAATATCTTCCGTATTATATCTTTGAGAAGCTTTCCTATTTACACGATTTTTTGAACCATCTGTGTCTTTTTCTAATTCATTGTAGACACGGTCAAAAAGTGTTGCTGCCATTGCTTTCTCTTCTGCTTTTTGTTCTGGAGTAAGATTTAATCTATTCTGACGACCATCTTCTTCTAACGATGCAGTTTGTTTCTTATTTAGATATTTCTTTGCCTTTTCTATATCAGCTGTGCTATAAAAACCTGAGTTCAATCTATCCTCAGCCTTTTGATGATCTACACCAAAGTACCACATTATTAGTTGAATATCAGACTCTTTATCAGAAAGTTTTGAGTCCATAGGGTCAGAGTCATCTTCTCCTAAAGCTTCTTTAACAACAGAGTCTACTTGAGAGTCAACTATTTTTTCTTTCCATTCTTTCATAGCGTTAATAGCTTCGTCATAAGTTAAGAATTTCTTCAGGAATGTTCTGTCTTGATTACCTTGCTCGTCTTCAGAGATAATATCTATCCATATATCAGTAGGTTGATCAACACGACCATGAGGATGAATAGAAATGTCGTATACTTTATCTCCAAACTCTCTACGAGTAAATAACGACATTTGACGTTTCTTTACTTTCTCCATCAAATCTTCTGGATCAAAGTCTTGTAAACTTCCGTTTGACCAATCAAAACTTTCATCAAGAAAATGATCTTTATCATACCCGATATCGTTGTCCATCTCTGCTAGTTCTTCAGCACAGTCCATCAAATCGTTAGCAAGATCACGAACATAAACAGCAAGCTCACTATAGGTATCAGCACCCTTGGTCTCATAGCTACCTCTGACACAGTTGTCAATCTCATACTTAAGAGCAGCACATCTCATAAGGACTTCTGATATGTGAGAATCCTCTAATTCCCATCCATCACTTTCAATAGCCTCTTTCAGGTCTGCCGCCTTTGACTTCTCATCGTCTTTTGTACCTGTAATGGGTTTCTTGAATGGTGTTGTAACTTTATCAAATTCATCTTGGGCTTTCTTAGAAGCCTCAATTGCATCACCAGTTATAGGATCAGTTACTACTTTAAGATCTTTAATATTATCAAAGTTAGTAATTTCTTCTACTAATTTCTTAATCTTCATCTATTTATTCTCCTTAGGAAAAATACATTAAGTACTCATTCTTTGATTCTTCTTGTGGTTCGTAGAACGAATAAACAAACATACTGTTCATAACAGGTATTCCTTCTAATGACCAATCAACAGTCCAACTTCTCCCGCCATCAGCAGCTTGTTGACCGTATCCTGAGATCATTCCGACTTCTACGCCTTCGTCTGTAAGCTCTTCCCACATGTGACGAATTTCAGAAGGCTCGTGCCAGCCATTGTATTTTGATACAATATTGTTTAGTTTTTGAACTATTTTTCTACTGACAGTTCCTTTTCTTTCTAGACGTTCTTTGTCCTCATCAGATAAAGCTTCATTTACTTCAGGAGCAGAAGGTTCAAGTTGTTGTGCTGCTTCTTCCTCTCCTACACTTATATTCTCAACACTTGGGCAGATAGTAGAAAGAGCTGCTTGTAATTTTCCAATGTGATTATTTATATCAGCAGATATATCTTTTGCTACATTAGCAATATCATTCATACTGTTTGCTTCTGCGTTAACAATTAACTCATTGTAAGAGCTATTTAAATCCCAGTTTGAAGAAATTAAATTGTTAAGTAGATCAGCTACACCAAATTCTGGTCCTTGGTTTGCAACTTCTTTACTAGGTTCCGAATCTGTTTCAACTACTGGAAGATCGGGAGTAGGGTCAGCCTGAGGAAGTTCCACAATATCAAACAAATCTTCGTCTATTGTTAATTTTTCTTCTAAACTCTCGTCAACATCTTCATCATCTAGTTCAAAAGAATCAGAGCTGTCCTCATCCTCATCTTCAAATCCATTGTAGCTATTGTACCATTCAACAGCTTCCTCATTTGTTTCACATTCCCAATCAGCGTATGCAGGATCGGGACCATATAAATCACTGTCTCCAAAAATGAAGAAATAATTATCTTCGTCCTCGTTGTAATACATTGTGTATTCCGTCCAAAACCCGTCACTATCCATAACAGGTTTAGAGGCTACTTTATAATAAGGAGTGTCTTCAATTTTGTCCCAGTATTCATTAAGATTATTTACTTTCATATGTTTACTCTCCTGCGTGGTTCTTTTCCCACTCTTCTATTGCTGCATCATAAGCAGAACGCATATTTTCATATAACTCAAGAAAAGCGTTTGTTTCCCAATCATCTACTTCATGATCCTGTAACTCTTTATTCACCTCATATAGATGTTTATATTCATTAAGTAGGATTTCGGCGCTCTCTACAGACTCTTCAGGAAGTGACATTGCATTATCATCTATCCAGTCTTTCCATCCATCAAAGATTAGGCCTTCAGGAAATGCCCATTCAACAGCTTCGCAGAATTCAAGGAAGTCTCCAACAGCCCATTCAAGTTTTCTGAAAAGATTAGATTCAAAATCTTCTTGTAAACTTTCGTCTTTTTCTTCATATTTTCCATTCAGATAAGCAGAGATAATATCGGGATCATTTGTAGCATTAACTACTTTTCTTAGTTCTTCTTTTTCCTCAGGTGTCATTGTAGGAGAAACAGCTTCAAACAAATTTCTAAGATCAAGATATCTTCCGTTGTCCAAACATTGTTCATCTAAACGGCTTAGTTTATCTCTTACTGTTAAAGCTTCTTCTACATAAGTTTCGTCGGGAATGTCATATTCTGAATCGTACTTTCTTTGCTCATTCTGTTTTCTTTTTTCAGCAAATTCTTTCATGACGTCCTCTATTTCTGCTTTGTCTTTCAATCTATTAACAATTCTAAATAGCTGTTGGTCAGTATACTTATCGAAGTCATAGTTCTTACCAAAAGATTTAATCTTATCAATAAGGGCAGTTCTATCAGAGCTTTCAGTTAAAGAACGGTGATTGGAAAAACTTTCATTAAGTTTTTCTACAGCTTCAATATACTTCTTTGCGGAAGCACTATCTCTAAAATATAAGAATAGACCATTAGGATGATTTTCAGCAATAAGGTGTGATCCAAATAGTTCATATTCAATCAAATCATCAGAGTTTTTATAAACAGGTCCTACTTTTTGACCAACTTCAGTTATATAATACTGAGGATCATATTCTGAATCGCTATCAATAACAACGACAACATCGTCCATATTACGAACCTGTAATTTCTGAGCTATTCTTTTGAATATTCTTAGATCTCTATCAATGTCGTCATCGTCCATGTTGCCCATCATTCCTTCAATGACATCAGATATATACATCCAATTTGTGTCGGAGAAACTTTCAGAAATAGCAGGAGAAGAACCGCTATCCGAAACTTCAGGAGTTTCACAATCTTTTACACTATTGTTAAATCTTTTTGCATCTTTCTCAGGATCTCCGGGGAACAAGGTGGAAAAGAAACCTGCTGTGTCTTTTCTCTTTTTCCGTATATCTTCCATCATATCTGCTTCTTCCCAGATTTTAAGAGTAGGATAGCCCTCCCAGTCTGTACCAAACTCATACTCTAGAGCATTATTCTGCAAGTATGCTTTTATTCTCCTCTTTGTTTCACTAGAAATTGGAGAAACCGCTTCAATATATCTATTAGGGTCAAAAGGCTTTGGAATCTTGCTCATGTTAACTTTATACACACGAGTTCTCATCATTGTTCCTTCATTATTCCATGACAGATCATCCATCTCACATGTAGAAGGTAACAGCTGATGAATATCTTCCATAATCTTATCAATATTCATAGTTAATCTCCTTAAAAATCTCTGTCCGACATTCCGGATCCGTTATCATTACCGTAAGAAGATTGCTCTTCATAATCTTCAAGGGCATCATCGTAGAAGAAGTCATAAGCATCTTCATCAAATAAATCAAGATTTTCAAATACAAGATCTCTTAATTCTGCTGTCTGTTCTTCTATCTCAAGATTTGAATAATCATCCGAAAGAGCATCTTTTAAAAGTTCTTCAAGAGTGTCTTTGGAGTATGTTTTCATTATTACATCTGTAAATCTTTTTTCATCATCAAGAGTTGGACTATATTCCCACTCAACTTCTCCTTCTCCGTTCCAAGAAGGGAATAAAGTATAATAAATTGTATTAAGACTTTCCTTTAGTATAAATTTCATTGTTTGTACCTCTTTATGGTGTTACATTATTATACAATAAACTAACATAATAATTTAGCAGAAATTAAAAGTGTCTGTAGAACAATTAAAAATTTTATCAATTAAAAAAAAACGCTCTCAAATAAAGAGAGCGTTTTAAACCGTTAGAATAAATTATTCATTCTTTAACTGATTGTGAAGTATTAGCACTTGAGACTCAATTAGATTTTCAAGAGTTTCCATGTCAACAACAAGACCATGTTTTGCTAATTCTTCATTCAGATAGGCAAGAACATATGCTTTCTTTTCCGCACCTTGATCTGCATTGTATAGTTGTTCTGCAGCTGCAACTGCAATTTCAACATACATAAGAATTTTATTCAGCTTCTCTTGACCTAACTTTTGCTTTAATACAGGAACAACAAAAGCTGAAATAATAGCAAACACTAGTAAAATAGCAAGGGAACAAATTTGAGTAATATTCATTGTTTATAATTTTCTCCTTCAGTAGAATGTTTTTCTTTATTCATATTTTTGAATTGATTAAATCTATTACACTGTTCTTCTATCAGCATTTTTATTTCAAGATCTGTTATAGCAATATTCTTGTTATACAGAATCTCTTTTATAGATTCAGTTGCTTTTATATATTTTTCTTCCCCTAACATATCGGGGTAAAGTTGTTCAACAGCATTCACACAAGTCTTTACTGTATCTCTTTTAATTTTATCATTACATATTTCTTGATACTTTTTTCCTATCCAGGTACCTATTGCAGTTAGTATACCTGTAAGTAATGTAAAGATTATCTGATTACCATATAAGGAAATGAATTCCATTTGTTACTCCTTAGTTAAATGTTCCTGAGTCAACCCATCCGTAAACAGTTGATCCGCCATCCGCTGTTCTTATGAGATGATAAGGATGTTTACCTTTTTTGTTTATAATAGTTACTGTTGCTTTTCCAGGTCTACAACTGAATCCTAAATCCAGATAAGAGCTAACATAATGTTTACTTCCTGTAAAGTTTACAACGTCACCTACAAAATATTCTTTTGAAGTAGAAGGAGTTATGTTAGTTTCATTAGAAGGAGGTGTAACAGTTGTACTATTTCCATACTTGTTAAGATAATTTTGACCAAAGTTAGCTCTTGCAACTTTAACAGCTTCTGATTGATTTGCAGGTCTTTCATACTGTGTTAGTATAATATCGGAAGGAGTTCTGATATTAGTTGCATTCTTAATTGCAGAAACAATTGAAGGAAGAGAAGCAAATTCAGAAACTAAAAATTCTAATTGCATTCTAGCATCGCCAATTGATTTCTTGATGGACTTAGCATAGTTATACAAGCCTTTCTTTAAAGACCAGTAAGTCCATTGAGCTAATCCATAACCAGCACTGTCATTTACAAAGTTTGTATAAGTTCCATTATCAACACTCTGTGTATAAGTTAAGTCTGTATATCCCAATTTAGATTCATATTGGTTTTCAAGATTTGTGGATATTAGTCCGCTTTCTGCATAAAGGTTACCCATTATACCAGCTACACCATATTTATTATTGTACACAGACATCAAGTAATCCCACATTTCTTTTTCGGTCATATTACTTGAAGTGATAACAGAAACGGTAGGTTTTGTATTTACAACATTTGTGGTAGTAGAACTGTCAGCAAGAACAATGTCCTTAATATTTATAGGAGACATTATACTTCTTGTTCCAGAAATATTCTTGTCCAGAACAACACGGTCACCATTCATACATAAGATTATCCAAGTATCATCCTTCACCCACTGTGGTATTGAGGCTCCGGTATACCAGGAACTTCCTGTGACTTTAACTTTACTACCAACAGACATATTTGTTTGCGGAACTGTTATAGCAGGAGTTGACGGAACTGTGTCAATGGAATCGCTATACTTAGGCAGACCATATCCTCTAATAAATCTCTGATTTACTGTCCTGGTTGTAAAACATACAGAATCACTGCAGTTTCCTTCAATTATTGTCATTGTCGAACCTACAACGGAATAAACAATTCCTACGTGATCCGAACCTCCATAATTATCTCCTGAACCTGAATCGTTCCAGTCATAGAAAATGATGTCACCTGGCTTTGGAATATATGAATCATCTTCCATCCATCTTCCATTTCTCTGATATAGTTGAATCATTCTGTCACAACTACATTCGGGATATATGATATCATTTGCATTAACTTTTTTGCCAACTGCGGATACAAATGCAGCACACCAAGGATCAGAATAACTTAGCCTATATCCAGCAGGTAATGGAACAATACTATTATAAGTATCAATTATAACTTTGAATGATCCGTCGTATTCTTTGAAACCTAACCAGGATCTTGCAGCTTCTAATACTGTATTTCTATTCAACTGCTATCCCACCTTTACTAGTAAATTATAGAAATTTGTTTTGCTTTAAACAATTTTGGTAAGTATCTTTTATGAATTCAATTGCTACTACGGCTTTCATATTTTTAAAATCAGGGTTTTCTAAGCAGTAATTGTTATAACATGAAACATCATCTAGAACATCATCAAAAAATTCCTGAGAATGTTCTATGCCCATCCGTAGTTCGTCTGCACAACGTAGTATACGTCTTCTAGCAGTTTTAGCATCATCGCGTTTACAATATTTTTCAAATTCTATCTGAGTATTTTCTACAGCTTGAAGTCTTTTTTCATTCTCTTCTTGATCTTTCTTATGACTTTCTTGAATGTCCTTCATTTCTTGTAAAAGATCTTTGTTTAGAGCTTTCCCCAACTTACTTGCTATCCAACTCCACGGATTTATCTTTATTGGGACAATTTCAATAAATGTTAACAATAATAGTATCGCCCCTCCACTATATTTCAATATTTCGTCTAATGTCATGTTCTTTACCGGACCTTTAATTGTAAAATATAAGTTTGAAATTTGGATACTTTATATATACAATTAAGCACTATTTTTTGAAGTTAACTATATATATCCCAACTAGTGCCATTATCAATATAAGGAACATACTGATCCCAGCTTGTACCGTTATCTATGTAGATTGCATATACATCAAAAGATGCTCCATTATCAATATGTACTGAACCTTCTGCTTTCCAAACTGCATATAGAATACTGTTTTCTGTAATAGTATAACTTGATTCTGGTAAATACTCGGGTGTTGTTGCAGAACTGTTAGTTGACCATCCAAGAAAACGATAGCCCGCCTTTGTCGGAATGGTAGCTGGAAGCTCGAACGTAGTGCCATGGGTTCTCGTTATAGCTTCTGGTGCACCTGTGCCTCCGTTTGCGTCGAACGAGAGGGTGTAAGAATTCTCAGTTCTAGTACCTACAGCCGTGAGTGACACAGACTCCGCAGGCATCGCGAAGGAATAAGACAAACTAGAAGAGACCTTTGTTGTCAGTATGTACCATCCGTCAAACGTATAAGTATAGCCCGTAGCAGAGCCGAGCACAGCTGTGACCGTCACG